TTTAAAGCATCAGAGTCAGATTTTAAACCTTCAACCTCGTTTTGCCAGTGTTCAATAACTCCTGCATCAATCCATTTACCATCAACACCTTTTATCGGTTTTTCTGGAGTGTCGAAGACAGGTAAGCCATGAGTATCAATGAATCCCTCGTACGACCATTCCATAGGTATGAACAAACTATATAATCCTGAGCTAGTCTGTCCATTGCGGTTTCTTTTTGTAACATCTGAATTGTAATAAAGTTTTTTAAAGTTTTCTCCTCCTTTATCTAATGCATTCGAAGTAGAGCCCATCATACATTTACCTATGATCTTGGACCCTAATCTTAAACATGTTTTTGTAACTCTCCAGTTATTTAATATATTGTCTGGTCTTTCCCATTTACCACTTTCATCATGCGCTAGAAGTTTTAACTTCTCACCATCATAACTATTGTCTCCGGTATTTTTCCAGTCAATTGTTGTATCTAATCCATCAAGCTCTTCTAGTTTCTCATTTGTATCTAATTTCTTACGTGTAAGCTTAGATGCTGGTATTCTATATGCCAATTCTGTTTTAGGTCTATCCATACCATCTTGGATAGGTTTAAAAAAGAAAGGATAGTTTATTGATATAGGAACAACCTTATCAGTAAACATCTTTTTAGCATCGGCTCCAGACTTTGATAATATACCAAAACGAGCATCACTAGATATTGTTGCTTGATTAACTAATTCTGCAGATGACATAAATGAAAATCCAGAACGTCTATTCTTTAAATAGCACATTCCATAACACCTATCATCTGCTTTACAAGCTTCCCAAAATATAAAGAAAAGTCTATTGGACTCTCTGAAATCAGGAGCACCTACATCTATCTTGCTCCATTGCAAGTACATATAGTGTGTACCTGTTATATATGTGGGTTTTCCATTATTATAAAATCCAAAACCTTCTTCTCTGTATTTAAACTCTTGGTCAATATAATCGTACCAACGTTCCTTAAATACATCTGGATATTTATTCCAATCAAATACATTTTTAATTCTGGAAAGTTCTTTTGGAAATTCTGATTGCACCCAATATTGTTCTTCTTTCTTGTCAGATCTTTTATAAGCTTTTTCTATAAAAGGCAAAGCTATTTTAAGATTCTGTATTTCGTATATTTCACCGATCTTACCAGTGCGACTTATAACAACAACATCATGCTCTTTGTTATATCCGTACTCCCATTTGTTAAATCGGTTCTTTTGTTTTATTACACTTGGTTTTATATGGTTGTCAAGTATTCGGTATAAATTTTGTTCGTACATTATTTAGACCTCCCTTCTGCAAAACCTTTAAACACTTTTGTTTCTGTTTGTTTCTCGGATTCCTCTATCATTCTTTCTTCTTCTTGAATCCTGCTTAATATTTCAAACGCATCAAATATAGCTAACTTTTTTGTAGCTGCTGCATTCTTCAATTTATCGGCTGATAAATCATCTTCGCCATTATCAAGAATTGCTTCCTCCGCTACTTTTATTAATTCCAATACTGCTTTGTGCCCAGCTTGGATTATCTGTTGCTTCGTCTCCTTTATATTCATATTTAATTACAATATCATTAGATTTCATACAATATAATCTCTGGCCATCTATTATAAATTCAAACTCTCCAAAAGGTTTGAACCCCACAAGGTCACCAGGATTGATTTTAAGCTTGTTTAAAGAGTCATTACCATATTTTAGTATTCCAATATGCTTTTGCTCTTTTGACATCTTAAATTGGTCTTTATTCTTTACGGGTTTTACAAAACAACGATCTCCAAAAGATTGCCATTCGTTATCCCGTTTATATAAGTATATCTGATCAGGGGCACAAAAATATAAATCCTCTTTAAAATAAGATCTACTATTCTTTTGTCTACCTTTAATATCGTAGAATCTTCTAAACACATTATGATGTATTACAATAATATCTCCAACTTTTATATCAGTTTCTATAGCTAATGGTACTGAAACCACCTCCGCTAATTTATTAACTGATTTAAAGCTTTCTATTCTTGTATTTACAATAAGTTGTTTACCGCCAATATCAACGCTATTATTATATCTAGACCCTACTGGTTTGATTATAAAATCGAATACAGCTGTCATGTCCATTAATACTCTAAATCATATTCAACCGAAATTGCCATATTGCAATTGAACTTTTTCCAAGGCATCACTTCTTCTTCTTTCTTTATATAAATATTGTAAGAATTATCAGAATGATCTAATAATATATAAGATATACGATGCCCTCCATAAACCTCTTGACCCACGGAATAATGCATCGCATCATCTTTATAATTAGTGCCTATACTTATTTTTCTAACTACTGAATCCATTATACCTCTTCTTGTTTGATTTCAGTATAAGATCCATCCGCTAAATTTATATTAATAGCACCGTATTCTTCTTGAAGTTTATTTTTTGTTTCTTCGATGGCTCTATTTATGTCTGCCAATCTATGTAGAATGGCATGTTTTTGAGACTCATATAAACCTATATTAGCCAATGCATCGTTTAATTCTTTGTGCTGACCTGAAATTAATTCTAATTGTTCTTGTGTAATTTGTTTTACTACTTCCATTTTATTTAATTTAATTGTTAATTTTTTATATTTCCTATACAATAGGTGTGTATTCAATACGTTCTAACTCATTAAGTTGGTCATAAATTTCTAAAAAATTAGAATCTTTTAGAACTTCAAGACCAACTATCCACCTATTGCTACCATCTTTTACAAATAGTAACTCAGAAGCGTTGTTTTTATACCCATTCAAAGCGGTATATTGTTCTGTATTTGGGTGTAGTACTAACATATTATAAAGAAGTTATATAAGTGTTAAACGCATTTACAAAAGCTGTATTTTCAGCTACCAAAGAAGCACCATTTGCATACATAGATACTCTATGACCACCATATACTGAACCAGCACGTAAAACAAATTGATTATTACTATTCATACTTGCTGATGTTGCTGTTCTACTTCCTTGCGTTGTACCATTAAACAATTCAACATTTGTTGAACTTGTACGATGTATCGATTTCATTCCTTGAGTAGCTGTAAAATCAAAAGAACCACCAGTTAATCCTATTGTTCCTTGATTAATTCTTTGATTGCCAGTTGAAGCTCTTGTCATATTATTAATAGAAGCGACTGATTTACCATCTAAAGCTCCAGTTCCACTTGCGGTATATAAATATAAATATCTACTTGCATCATTCTGAACATAATTAACTCCTTGAGTAACCGCATTAAAACTGGTATCAATATAACTACTTGTTCCATTACCTTGAAATCCTTGATTAGTTGTAAAAGTTGGAGAATTAATTAAAGTTGATTGATTTAATGTAGGTGCTTTCCAATTTAACGTTCCAAAATCTTGTCCACCATTATTTGCAAAAATATATAATACGTCAAGTTTAGTCCATATACCACCTGCTTTTAAATCTAAAACCAATTGATTTTGTTTAACTTGCTGGGAAGAATTAGGCAAATTATAACCAAGTGCAATAGCTCTATTCAACACAGCTTGATAATCTGCATCGTATGTACTTCCTCCACCTCCTGAATTATCTTTCCAACCTATAGATAAGCCTAACCCTATCATATTAGTATACTAATAAAACGCTGCCAACAGGGATGTTAACAGCAGAGGTTATTGATGTAACTATAACAGGTAAAAAACTACCACTAGTTAATCCTGTGAATGTAACATCTGCAGTATTACCTACCGGTCTAACAGTTATAGACGTAGTTGTTAAATTTGGATCCGTTACAGCTCCAATATATATAGCTGCTGATCTTATATCATTAGTAGGATATGCTGAAATAGTATCTACTCTCGTAGCAAAATCTGGTTGATTACCGTATTGTCCCATTTATTTTATTTTGTATATTAATATTAGTAGCAACGTACTGGAGTCGAACCAGTTTTAGCGGGCTTATGAGACCCGTGAGATACCTTACCTCCCACCTGCTATTTGTTTTTTGAAAAGTATTTTTTATATAAAGATTCCTTCTTGATAGGTATTTCTAAAACAACATTACCAGGGAACACATAATCATTCCCTGGCTTCATTGTTTTTTTATTACCTAAATTGTCTATACCTAAAACATCAAACTCTACTCCTTCCATTGTTATATTACCACTTGGTATAATATTATAAGGATTGTTTTTGTCTTTGCTATTTTTCTTATAGCCTGTCTTAGATATATTCATAGTTATTTATTTTGTTCTTGTTCTCTTAAAAGCTCTTTCTCCGGTTATCGGGTTTTGCTTTTTTTCTTTTTCGACTCTAATAGTAGATTCATTCGCTTTTCTAGTAGCATTAGCCGCTTTATTTCCAATCTCACCAAGTTGTCTTTTAGATAAAGAACCTTTTTCTTTTTTGAAGGCTTCGCGTCTAGCCACTGTACTATCACTAGCTGCAGCGCGCTCGATGTCACGTTCTCTTGGGGTTAACTCACTATTTTTTTGTTTCATTGGAGAACTAATCGTTCTTGTTCTTTTGAAAGCTCTTTCTCCAGTAACTGGGTTCTGTTTTTTCTCTTTTTCAACTCTGATAGTTGATTCATTTACCTTTCTGGTAGCATTAGCTGCCTTGTTCCCAATATTGCCAAGTTCACGAGTAGACATAGACCCTTTTGATTTTTTAAAAGCCTCACGTCTAGCCATTGTACTGTCGCTTGCCGCGGCACGTTCAATATCACGCTCTCTTGGAGTTAATTGCTTATTTGTTTGTTTCATTGGAGAACCGCAGCTGCTCATCATAGCAGGAGAAATTCCTCTACCCGTTTTAGGCATAGCCATTCTGCCTGGAGATTGTTTGTAAGCCATTTTTTTTGTTTTTTAATAGTTGTTTTGTTGTTTTCTTTTGTATATTACAACTGCAGGCGCTTCACTAATGTAATCAACTGCAATTGTATTTTCGTCTATTATTGTAAATTTACCAAGACACTCCCAATTAGTTGGTTCGTACAAGGACTTTAAATAAAAATTATTTTTTTGAAAATTGTAAGAAATCACTTTAAGCGACTCCCTTTCTTCATCATTCGTTGTCATTTCTACTTTGAAAGTTTTCTTAGTTGTTCCTGAGAATGTAAGTTCTGACGCATACGTTTCAGGTATCCATGTTCCTTCCAAGAATTTCTTTGACATTTTTTGAGCATTAACTTGTACACTCCCTAAAACAAAAACGATTGTTAATAATAAATTTTTCATAATAAATTAGATTAAAGTTATATTATTATTATTACGCAAGTTTATTGCTTTTTATAAGCTTCAATCTCCCACGGAAGTTTTTTTGATCCTTCCTGCATTTTTGACCTTGGATATTTCTTGCCTTTCCAAAATACATTGTCATCGTCATAATCAAGATCTCCTCTTTTCATTTGATTAATATGTATTTTTTCATGCTCTACTGTTCTGTTCTTTTCCAGCTCTAATGGCGAAACATCTTTGTTTACAAGTATAGTTCCATTTGATTGGGCCATACCAAGAATGTTTCCATCCATACCTCTACTATATATTGGTGTATTATCAATATTATAAGGAGGCCCGCTCATTTTAAATGCCATTTTTATATAGTTTAAATATTATAGGGTTTGCTACAATAGATTAGCAACAAACCCTTAATATATTGTTATGCGTATAATGCTTCTGTTACCTCAATTTTAACACCACCTACTGTTGGCATTGAAACAGGAACAAAAGTACCACCAGGTAATACATTTAACGCATTATAAATTGCATCAGCAACAACAGGAGCAGTACCAGCAGCAGCAGTCGATGTATGGGTTAATGTAAGAGTTTTTTGCCCAGCTCCTAATCTGTTATCAAAGTAAATAACTGTAGTTGTAGCTGCAGTTTGCTTTACATCAAAGATAAGATCTACAGGTAAGTTAATAGGTCCTCCGTTAGGTACTGTAGCTGTTGCGTAACCCGTATCTGTTGACGGAACTGTAATGAATTTTGCCATTGTTTTTGTTTTAGTTGTTTGTTAATTGTTTTGGTTATTTTTTTTATTGCCTATTTCTTTTATATGCGTAAATATTCTCATTGCCGTATACCCAATTGATAATAATAAAAGTATCACTTTAAGCAATGGTTCTATGCTTGTCAGTGTGATAGACAATGTTATTATGTTTAAAGTGTACATTTTAAAATCTGTCATACCCAGCTATATTTTACATTTTGCTCGTTGAGTTATAGGAGCACTTTTGTAAGAGCAAGGAGCTTTACTTACTTCCATTCCGTTTTTACCGCTGCTTGATCCTTTTCCTAAAGGAAAGCCAGTTATATCTAATGGACCATTCCAAAGAGCATTAGCTCCTGTGATACCATCGTTTTCTATTCTTTTTACGGCAGGTGTTGATAATTTCATCATATTACTTTTATTATTTAGATTGTTGGGCTTACTGGTAATGCTCTATCATAAGTTCCTTCTTCTGGCATACCAAACATACCTGTCATAGAAGCTTGTGCTTTTGGATTAAAATTAACCGGAGCACCACTAGGTTTTATACCCGGATTATAAGCTGTTCTAGGTGTTGAAACCGTAGGCATTTGCATAGAAGCATCTCCTGCTAATCCCATTGCAGGTTGATCATTAACTGGCATCATACCCGGATTGTTACTTGGCTTACTTAAAGAATTATTGTATCTCATCGTGTTTTATCTTTATTTACATTATTTATTGCTGCTCGTAATACTATATCGGTATATGTATTATTTTTCATTATCTTATTACTCCTCGGTGTTGTTGGTATATCCTCCGTCCCAAGCATTATACGGTACATTCTGTTTATTAGTTGTTTGCACTTGAATGAAACTTTATATATATTGTATTTCTGGGTTGTATGGTTTCTTGTTCTCCATACCACTATCCATCCTTCTTTCAATAAATTGTTCCAGCGCTTATTGTCCCAACTATATGCATAAGTACCTACTTTATAATCTTGCTTGGTAAAAAAGTCCATGCAATCAAAATATATTAGCAACTCTAGATCAGCATCCGTAAGATTATAATTTCTACAAGCCCACTTACGAATAAGTCTATAATGTTTTAATAAGTTAAGCTCTTTTATATCTGTAGCTTCTAATCTTTTCATAAAACTATTACAACATCCTGCAATCTTATAACCTGATAATCTTGACCATCAAATTCTATACCGTGACCAGCAGCTTTATCATAGTAAATAACATCTGCTTGCTTTAAACATTTAATATCATCACTCACTGATATAACAACAGCTTCTTTATATCGTATATTTTCTTTGTCTTTTTCCTTTAATAATAATCCGCTCTCTGTTTGTGATACACCTACTTTCTTTGGTAGTATCACTATATTATTACCTATTGCCTTCATTGATTCTTAAATTATTAATTATACAATCAGTTGACAATATTGTAACAGCTACAGAAGCAGCATTTCTTAAAGCGCTTTTTGTAACAGATAAAGGATCAATAATTCCTGCTTCTATCATGTTAACTTGTTCACCAGTTACAGCATTCAATCCGTGACCTTCTAAGCGATTCCAATCCTTGTTTGGATGATCAATACCAGCATTAGATAATATCGTCTTAAATGGAGCCTTAATAGCTTCTAATAAAGCGAGTGATCCTTGGTTCAATGCTTTTATTTTATTCGATGCATCTAAAAGAGCAATTCCTCCTCCTGGGACAATTCCCTCTTTAATAGCTGCTTTAGTTGCACATATTGCATCTTCAACTCTATCTGCTTTCTCTTTTAATTCCAAATCAGAACCAGCACCTACTTTTACTACAGCTACTTTTGCTGATAACCTTGCTAATCTTTTTTCTAATCTAATTACTTCACCTGGAGCAGTAGCTTTTGCTAATTGTGAATTTAACTCATCAATCAGTTCTTGAACTGCTGGTTTAGTTTCTCCTACATGTAATATTGTTTCGCTATCATCTGTAATCGCTTTTAAACAACTACCTAAACATTCAATATCTATAAGATCCATATCGTCGCCTAGATCTTCATTTATAATGGTAGCTCCTGTTAATAAAGCAAGATCAGTTATGGTATCTTTTTTTGTGATACCATAAGTAGGTGCATTAATAACGTTAACTTTAATATTACCTTTAACCTTATTCATTGCTAAAGCAGATAGCACAGTTTGTTCCATGTCCGCTATAATCAATAATGGTTTATTATTTTTTATAACATATTCTAATACCGATTGTATTTGGCGAATAGACTCAACTGGTGACTCTACGATTAATACTAATGGGTTTTCTAATTCTGCAACTCTTTTATTTGGATTTGTAATAAAGTTTGAATTTACCAAACCTTTATCATATTGTACCCCATCGATAATTTCAATTTCGGTTTCTGGATTTGCTGATGATTCCATCATCACAATTCCAGTTTCGCCAACAGCTCTAAAAGCATCACCAATAATTTTACCAAGTACTGGATCGTTGTTAGTTGATATAGTAGCAATATGATCTATCATATCACCTGTTACAGGTACTTTAATAGACTCTAAGTATTCCACAACTAAATCTACAGTTTCTTCAATACCATTCTTTAATTCTCTAGAACTTACCAAATCTTGTATTAAGTAAGCTTCCTCTAAAATAGCATGTGCTAATACCGTTGCTGTTGTTGTACCATCCCCAGCTTCTTTAACTGTTTTTCTAGCGGCTTCTTTTAAAAGTCTTGCCCCCATATTTTCTACAGGATCTAATAGAGTAACACTATCTGCTACTGTAACCCCATCCTTAGTGATTAGCGGTCTGCCTTTATCATCTTCTAACATTACACATTTACCACCAGCTCCCAATGTTGAACTAACAGCTCTAGTTAATTTGGTGATACCAGCAAATACATTATTCCTAGCTTCTTTACCAAAGCTAAGATTCTTTACTATCTCATTTGACATATTTAATTGAATTTAATTTAATATATATATTACTTATTTTAATTGATTTTTACCCACAAAACCAACTATATTGATCTCAATTGAAAATGCATTCCGTCCTTTCTTGTCCAAGTCCCTCCCCATTCAAATCCACAATCAGTAAAACACTTTACTAATCTGTTAGACATAGTAGGCTCATTACCTAACCCATTCCATGCAGCATTGATGTCGATGGCTATTCCCCAAGAGTGTAAAGACATTGATTTAAGACCTCTTTTCTTTCTTACATTGAAACAACCATCCCACGTTTTTAATTCATCTATAAGCCCTCTATCTATTATATTAGAGAAAGCTTGCATCAATGGACCAATCATTAATTTGTTACAATATAATTTCTTTGGTATAACTCCTATCTCAAGATGTGACGGCACATCCCAAAGAGCCATGTATTTTAACTCGTTAGTAGTTATTGCAGGATCACCCCACTTCTTTAAGCATTGTGTACTTGTTACCATTTATTATTTGATTTTAATTTTCCAATATGTACCAAAGCCATAAGTAACTACCCCGTTAAATCCAACACCAATAGATGCTTGGTAAACATGGTCTTTTTTTGTTTTATACATAAGCCCAGGACTAAATGCGGTGATATCACTTCTATTAGCAAAAGCATTAAGACCTACATAAAGTTGTCTCTTAGGTTCTTCATGTTTTGTTATAGTAATAGTTTTTGTAACTTGTGGTATTTTATAATCTTTTATGTATTCTCTTTTGCCGTATAACTTGTTTATCCATACAGTGTCTCTAATAACAACGGTTCCGAGACTATCTAATTTCAATGTATCTGTGTATATTGTTCTAACCAGGTGCTCTTTTAAAAGGTTTTGGAACCTAGCTTTACAAGTATCAATAGTTTCGCCAGAATTATATTCTGGTTTGTTTATATGCACATATTCTTTCTTTAAAACTGTAACTTTCTTAATTACGGTATCATGTACATGCTTATAAATAGTATCTGTCTTTACTTCTATAGTATCTCCTATCGATTCTGCTTTGTTACAACTCCTTTGTAATAACAAAACTACTATTAAAGTTAGTATTATTGAATATAAAACTTTTAAATGATTTCTTGTCATGTTGTTTTTGCTTTTATTAAACGTTCTGCTATTTCAGTAGCTGCTTGTGATCCTATATATATTGCCGCTACTACTGTCCAATTGTCTGAATCTATGTTCGATGTAAATAAAGCTATTGACGCGATCACAAAAGCCATCAATTTTCTACTTACCCATTTGGATAAGAATAAATCTATTCGTTCTTTTCTACTCATTAGTATACTTTGTTTAATGTGAATATATCAGAATATATACTATTTGAAGCACTTGCATTATTCCATTGAGCAGTAATCACTAACTCATTAGGTATAGTGGTATCAAAAGTTTCTCCGTTTATACTTACAAACGTAAATGATTCTATGTTATTACCTCCTTCTCTATTATAAGAGAATGATCCACCGCTAACTATAACAGCATTACCCTCTTCCCCTGATTTTCTTATTGTAAATTCAATATCTAGTTTCCAGTGATTTGCTACAGTTGTCGCTAATTCCATTGTTCCAGTATCCGCTAATTCTACTCCGTCAGCAGTCCTTATTCTAATTTTTAGAGTAGCAGAACCTAAACAACTTATATGCCCCATTAACGATGCCTTAAAAGAATCTCCATCTTTAAATATATTTGCCGGTACAGTTAAAGACCCTCTATATTCATTACTTATCAATGATGATTCATCCGCAGTATTTACAATAGGGGTAGAACTAGATATCTGTGCCACTAGTCCATAGTTTACCGTTTGTGGTATATCTTCTACTAAAGCTACTGTGCCTGAAGCATCGGGCATGTCATAATATCTACTCGCTGTAATTTCAGAAGTACTAAAGACTCCTGAAAATAAACCTCTTTTTAGACTTATAGTTGCATAATCACCGTTCGGGTTATCCCACAATCCTAAACTACCAACATTTGCATTTAATAAAGATTCATTACCCACTGTTAAAACTTCATTTAAAGTGCCTGCAGGTATATCACTAGAAAAGTAATCTGCTAAAGTTGACGCTTCAACACTCATTGTTCTCCTTGGATTAGCCAAGTCCTCTTCATTGAATCTTGATATTATGAATGTATCAGTACTCCGTACATCATTTGCTTTACTATAACTGTATATTATTGCCATTTATCGTTTGTTTTTATTAACAGTTCCATTTATCTAATGCTAGCTTCTTTCTAGTAGGTTCACCATTAGGTTTTTTCATCGGTCCCGGCATACCAGACATTCTAGCACAGAATGATTTTCTACGCTTTGCATCCTTACTACCTGGTTTTAATTCCGATGGTTTTTTAGTAACCGCTGTTTGTAACTTAGATCCTGGGTTTTCTCTTCTATAACTTGCGACACCCTTAGCGTTTAATCCACCTTTTGGATCTTTACCTTCTTTGCGAGCCCATGCTGCAGTCTTCTGCATAACAGGCGATTTTTTAGCCATTGTGTTACAAGAGCATTTATTTTTACATTTACATGTCATATTATTTCTTTATTTATGATACATTACTTTTACTAGATCTTCTAGCTCCCATACCAACTTTCTTTTTAGCCGATACAACTTTTGTTTTTTCTGCTTGTGTCATTTGACCCCAAGGCTTAGGCGAAGCTGCGCTTACTCTAACAGATGGTCTACAAGCTTTAACGCCTTTTCTATCCGCAGATCCACATACATTACCTTTCTCATCTGTCCACTTCTCTTTGAACCATCTTTTTAATGATGCTCCTTTCTCGGTTTTTCGTACTGCCATTACTTTTTACCTTTATTCTTTCTACACTTAGCGATAGCACCACTAGCATAAGCTGAAGGAAATACATCATACGTTGCTTTTACTTTTTTATAACATGCATCTTTTACTGTTTGCTTCATTGGAGATTCTATAACTCCTCTACCAATTAAAACATCCTTACGTGTTACCTTACCATCTCCACTTAAGTCTTTTAGTTTTTTCATTGGACTATTACCTCCTGATCCAATAGTATAGCCATTGTTTGTTTTTGTTCCTAACCCTTGAGGGCCTATTCCTTTTAAATTCATATCACTTCTTTCTATTTAGTTTCTTAGTTCTATTCGTAGCCGGATTATAAGTAAAATTGTTTACAGATTCTCCTGTTGCCTTAGAAGCTCTATCCTTAGCTCTCTGCTCAGCAGTCATATTGTTTCTAGCTCTACCAGATGCCGTAAGCGTACCATTAGCATTCATGTGTCCCCTCTTCTTTAATAACGTAATAGCAAGTTCCTTACTACCTACCTGTGCAGCCAATCTATTAACCAATTGACCCTCGCCCATAAACTTCTGCGTAGCCATTATCCGCGGATCTTATATTTCTTACCACTCTCCTTCTTAGTACCTTCACCTTCATTACCTCTGTTCTGCTTTACAGATTCAAACCTACCATCCTCATGATCATAGTCCATACCTTTACTGCCAGGGTTTTTACGATGCATTCTTTGTGCATGTGCTTTCTTAATTCTTCTATCATCAGTTTTAGCATAAGCCAAATCCCTAGCAGCCTTTTTCTTAGCCGCTAACGGTGATAACTTCTGCTTTAACAAAGGCGACTGTATTCCTAATTGAACTTCCATAATATACTTTTAATATAAGGTATACAATCACGCATCGACATAAAATTTTACAGTAAATAACAATGCGACAATAGCCTGCTATTTTATTACTTAATTAGCTAATGTCACTAGTTTATAAAACTAAAAAAAAAATAATAATACCAAGGGTCAGATATAAAGAACTAAGGGACATCAGATATAAAGAACTAAGGGGTTAT